CCTGCCTACACAAAACAAACAACTCCATGCTATCTATTGTATATCCTCTGTCTATATGATGCTTAGCCTATGACTATAGACAAGCTATACGTTCCTTGTCTGTCGATCAATCGGAGCTCCAAGCCATCTGGCAACATTACACAATGCCGAACATCAGTTGTTTTCGGGTACAACTCCTGGGACGTACTGCCAGGAGGGAATAACACATGAAATGTTCCCTTCGTTGTTTCCGTCACATGACACTGGTGTTCACGCATCATGTCAAACATTTTACGGATGTCTGTATGGAAACGAGGATTGACCTGTGACAACGGGGGAAGCGTTATTTCGCTGATAGGTTGTATCGTCTCAAACGAGACAAAATGCTCTTGATCGTAGTCCATTCCTTCTTATCCTTTTCCTTTTGCTCTTATGATTGATTGTCGAGAAATACAATCAGCCGTTTTCCGTGTTTCACTTGCAGGAGGAATGCAAGTAAAGCTATCTTCTGCTCTATGGTTAAAGCTGGGGGAGGTTCTACTTTGATAATCTTGACTTCACTATCCACATTCATTACCCTTCTCATCGTATTATAGGCTTGTAGGATCTGTTACAATGCTTATAGATGGCATGAGATTCCTGGTTCTTTCTATTGCCTTGCAATCTCCTGGTCCTGCAAAGGAATAGGGAGAACCATTGTCCATACCGTCAAAATTCGTTGCAATCTCCTACACTATTGGATTCTTTCTCAGGTTCTCTTTTCTACTCTACTGCCAAAAAAGCCTGATGGATAGAAAGAACTATCCATCAGGCTTTTTATCGTTGTCTACGTGGCTGCTCTGGCAAGAATAATGCTAGAGCTACAACCTCCTTTCGATCATATCTAACATGCTGATTGACCTTCCGGTACCGTGTCAAACGTCCGTCAATTGCGTACCTATCGATGGTACGAAGCGACACATTGAGGTAATGCGCAACCTCCATACGTGTCATATACACGATAGGTTGCGGCTGCGCTAATCCGTCTAATCCGTCCGATGAAACCATAGGTAAAAATGCTCCTCTCTCACTTCTTCAAGTATAAATATATTGTCTCTTGCTGTCAACGTTTGGCGCATGATGAGAGACAAAAAGAAGCCTCCTGGTTGTTCAGGAGGCTTCTAAGAGGGTCAAGAGGTTATTGATAATTAAATTTTGATTTAATGGGATCTGCGTATTTTTTGATTTTATTGATAACCGTTTGTGGGATTAGTTTTGTTGTAGTGAAATAAACTTCATACAAACTATCTCCATTAAACTCATCTTCCTCAACGGACTCAATTTCTGTAAAAGTGTCTAACGCATAAGCTGCGCGAGACATCATATCGTTGTTTTTGAAATTCATTATGTGTTTGATCATTGTATTTTTCCTTCTTTCTTGTTTTTCAAAATTTCATTTCTTCACTGATAGGAGTATACTACATATACATTCAATTTGTCAAGTATTTTGTCAGTCAGTTTCAGAGGACAACAAAAAGAGGGGGAGTATTGTTTCTAGTAAGTCCCCCAACGGAACTAGAAACAATACTCCCCCTCTTTTTGTTGTGACTGCGAAAGGATAAGAAGAATATGGTAATGTGTGTTCCTTGACAGGATAGCATGTCCTGAACACAACTGTCAAGACGAATGAGCCACAACAAACCAGCCTATCAGAAAAACGACGGAGACGTACCACAGGAGCGTTACGTATGCCAAGGCGATAAGCACATCTTCTAGCATGGCAGGAGGGCTAGTAGGCTTGTAGCGATGAATACACGGCATTGTTGGTATGGTATCGGCTGCATAGGGATTGTAGTGGTACTGATCAGGAAGCATTGCTACGGATAGGAATGATATTCGATCGTAATTCAGCCTGGGCAAAGATGCGTTGCACCTGTTCTAATTCTTCTTCGTTCAGGATCGACAAATCAAAATGTTGACCAGGTTGATTTGTTTCGGGCTGGGCAGGAGGGGGCGCATACATAATTTTGTAATACTGGGAAAGGGACTGGGAAAGCAAGGTATGCTCTTTCAAGTCCAGCTCGTCTTTTGCAATACGTGACAACTGATCTACAAGACGTTTGGCAAGCGCTACAATGTCAATGGAGGGCTCTAAAGTGTCTTGTACGGATTGTACGCTATCTGTACGGGGACTGTACGTAGCACGTCTCTTAAAATGATCTGCAATGGTCGTAAATGGCACGCCATGTTTTGAAGCCAGCGTTCGCAATGATAGATTTTCCTCTGCTCTATCTTTTTCTATAGCGGCCCAGTCAGTCAAATACGTACGCTCCTCCGATATTTCAGGTCGTTCTGCTGGCATCGAACCAGCTCCTCTTACCACGTGCAAACCTTACACTACGCATTCCTTGGCAAGTGTGCAGCCCTTACACCACAAACGACACACAAAAAGTGTAGGATCATACGCAACTTTGGGGGTGTATCCGTGTAAGAATTCGGCTATCTGAGAATCCGATACGTACAACCCTACAACCGTAGTATAATGCACCCGTCAAGGCAAGGATAAAGGTGTTCATACCATCAAACCCTGCCTTGACGTCATAAACAGTATAACACCCTGGCAAAGGAGGGAGGGAAGTGTGAGATCTTCGTTACAGCTCGTTACAATCCATAGGTTTTCCGTTACAATTAGACTAACCTCGTAACACTTTTTTTTGTAGATCAGCCTGTAGAGCCAATTCATAGCAAAGTGTAACGTTGTAACGGTCATTTCTAGGATATTTCAAAATATTTTCTTGGCAAGGGATAGATACTAGTACTTCTTTCCTATTTTTAATCATAACGTCTATATGTCCAGATGTATATACAAGTAATAAAAATGTTTTATTACGTTACAATTCAATCGTTACAAATGGGTATTACTAGGCTCTCTGCCTGGCATGAAGTGAAACGCAATATCCTAGAAAACCCCGTTACACCGTTACAGTTCAGTGTAAATTAGCCTATAGAGCCATTTCACTTAAAAAAAGTGTTACGAAGTGTGACGGAGAGGTATCTAATTGTAACGGAAAACCGCTAATTGTAACGGAGAATGGCTAAAGTTACCCCTGCCAGAGCAAGAAAATAGATAAAAAAATATCTCATTGCTTGCTACAATGAGATATGAATGATTTCCCTGCCTGGTAAAGAGTCGGTTATATCTCTTCTGTTTTTAGGAGATTTTCTATGTCACTTTTCCTGATGTACGTTCGGTTTGAGCCTGCATACTTTATACGCTTGACGTTAAGACGTTCTAATTTTCTTTGCATACCGGAGAGAGACATGTGTAAGAGTTTTGCTGCATCTGGGGCTGCATAGTACTCAACTCCATTAATAAGCCTGCTCTCTATTTTCTCAGGGGCATCCATTATCATCGTTATCCTTCTTTCTCACTAGTGGGATCTGTTCGCTCTTTTCTAAAGAGTATCATTTTTCTCTGCAAACGTCAACTACTCTATGCACATTGCAAACATTGCAAGCTTTGCGCTTGACGTATGCATTGCAATGTGATACAATTTCCATCAATGGGAGTGAGAGGTAAGAACGTGAAAACGATGGGGTGGTTGCGGTATCGCAACCAACGTTACATAACAAAAGTAGATAAATAGGCTTGCAGCCTAGAAACTCATAATGCGTGGCTGGTGTAGATGCTCATACTATGCAAGGAAACAGAGTAGTAGTAGCATGTATAGATACGTTGTTTTTATAGTGGTAGAAGAGAGTAAAGCAATGATTAGTAGCCTCCAATTCAAAAATATCCCACATCGAGCCTTGCCCATTGTTCCATTCTTCCATGCGGAACTACCTCTAATTGCTCCTGGCATTAATCAATCCTATATGCCAGTGCAAGGGGAGGAGGGAAAGGCAAGGATGATACATACACCCCTTGCCAGGCATTTTCTTGAGCAAGCGATGTGGTATTTTCGAGATCAGGGCAATATTAAAAAGTTTGATCCCCGGATCTTTGATGCCATTTCTCATACGTGTGAGAAGGTACCTATGGAGGTTGAAATCCGGCTGCACTGTCAGAATCTCTGGCAGAAAGATATTGACGGGCCGGACAAAATAATCATTGATGCCCTATTCGCACATTTCCAATTCCTTGCTGAGCCTGGTTTAGAGGCGAACTGGAACGACAACCGTATTACTGCTTTGCATGTCTACAAGGATGTAGCGACATCAGGAACAGCCTCAATAGAGATTGAAGTACGTTGTGCAATTCAGGGCGTGACTGGAAAGTAGGGCGTTGTTATGGTCATAGCTGAACGATCAAACATAACTCCAATACGTTCTTACAATCCTCCTATGATGGTTGAGAGGGAGTCATTTCCCTCTCTGCCCTCATCCCTATTGTTTCCTCCTTCTTTAATTAATGAGGATTACTATACAGGGCAGTTATTTGAACAGTACAGCAGGCAGAAAAGCCCAGAGGCATATGATTTGTATCCTATGGCGTGTTATGTATCTCTCCTGTCTATCTTGTCTGCACGCCGTTTACAGATACCATTCAACACGCCAGAGTATACGCCATTGAATGTGATACTGGCGGGGGAGCCTGGTGTAGCTAAGACTGTTACCGCCGGATGCGTTTATAATGTACTTGATTCAATTGATATGGGATGGATGTTAGAGGCATCTAATTTTACTCCTCAGAGTCTTATTCGAGAGATGGCGGGATGGGTAACCTCTGATTACAATTTGCTGGATAGTGAACGTCAACGATCAGAAGAGACATGTATTGCTTTTTCCGGGCAAAGAGGTATTTACTCAGGAGAATTTGGGGAGTTTGTTAGTCAAATTACCGATGCAAAGGGGCCTCTAGCGGCTTTTATGGGTCTTGTTTTGGAGATGGATGATTGCAAGCCAACCTATAAAGTGACAACAATTGCCAGAAATAAAGAGATCATCAAAGACCCATTTTTATCGATTCTTGGTTGCATGACGGCATCTAGCATTAAAGATACTGCAAAGCAGGGGAGTAAGCTTTATAGCAATGGCTTCTGGTCCCGTATGCTAGTTTGTTGTGCCCCTGCCTCTGAAACGAAAAATTGCCCCTTCACTGAAGGTATTATAACGGTTCCTCTTGAACTTTCCCGTAGACTCTCTGCCTGGCATCAGGGGTTAGGTGTTCCATATGCAAAAATAGAGCCCATAATGGAAGAGAAGAAGGGGGAATTAGCGCCAACTGGTGGGTATACCGTAACGCGTGATGATTTGCCTATAACCACTATGAGTTTTGCCCCATTTGTATTGGATGCATGGACACGATACCGATCGTTTTTAAAAAATGCAGTGCTTACCCTTGCGTATCCAGACTTGAAAAGTAATTATGTCCGTCTTCCCTCTCGTGCTATACGGATAGCTGCATTACTTGCCAGCGTTGAAGGACATACGGAAATCCAGTTATGTCACTGGGCAAAAGCGCAAGAGATTACAGAATACTTCAGATATGGTATTCATGAGATGTACAGACAGGTTAATCATATTGTGGATATACCTCCTGAAACGATCGAGGATGTCATTTTGGCAACGATCGAACGATGTAACAGTGACGGCATACAGCCAACGTCAAGAGAGATGCAACAGAAAACAGATAAGCTTAGAGGCAAGGCAAAGCAGATAGAGGAAGCGTTAAAATATCTCCTGAAAGACGGGGAGATTGTAGAGATACGGGACGGGCGTAAATCAACCTATAGAGCAGTGTCCCCATTAGAAAAGAAAGGATAAGATAATGGCACTAGAAAATGTTACAGACAATGTAAATGATGAAGATCGATACGCAGTACTGTATCATGTTGGGCGGATGTTACGGCAGGCTACTATATTGCGTGTGGAGGCTGATAAAGAATATAAAGCGAATCAGCGGCGTAAATATCCTGATGAAACGAAGTCAGATGCACTCCAAATAAAATTGGATGAAATAAGAGGATACCTGCAAGGGCGTTTACATGTTCGGTATTTTAAATCAGAGGGTTGTTATTGTCTGATTTGGGATTAACGCAAAGAAGGATAGCACGCAATGACCACAACCACACGCCCAACAACACCCATTGCACAATCAGACCTACCGATAGATCAGGTTATCCACAGTGACGCCCTGACAGCCTTGAGAGAGCTTCCTAGCAATAGTGTGGATGCTATTTGCGTAGATCCTCCTGCGGGAATCCACTTCATGGGGAAAACATTCGATCATGACAAGGGAGGGCGTGACCAGTGGATCGCCTGGTTACAAGAAATCATGACAGAAGCATTACGGGTCATCAAGCCCGGTGGACATGCGTTTGTCTGGGCTTTGCCTCGTACAAGCCATTGGACTACCACAGCAATAGAAAATGCAGGATGGGAAATTAGGGAAAAACACTATCATTTGTTTGGATCTGGCTTTCCTAAAGCTGCTAATATTTCAAAAATGATTGATCAGAAGTTGGGCATAGAACGGGAGATAGTAGGGACACAAGTTCTATCAGGTAATGCTGCATATGAAATAGGTGTTACCCATAGCTTATATCATTCTGCAGAATATATGGTAACGGGAGTAACGACGGGTAAAAAAGAAATTCCTCTTACCTCCCCCGCCAGCCCCGAATCTAAAAAGTGGGATGGTTGGTTCAGTGCAACAAAACCAGCCTGTGAAGAATGGATACTGTGCAGAAAACCCTTAAGCGAACCGACCATAGCTGAGAACGTACTCAAGTGGGGAGTAGGAGCTTTGAATATTGGAGCTACACGGGTACCCGGCATAGTACCGCAAGTGGTACAGGGTATTACACATAGGTCTATAGAGAATAGCGCCATAAATGGCGCTGGCAAAGATGTAAGAACAGAAAAAATGTTAAGCAATCCTCACGATAACGGTCGCTACCCCTCTAACGTCACCTTTTCTCATAGTCTTTTTTGCACTGACAACGCGTGTTCACCTGACTGCCCTGTCCTTGCACTAGAACAGCAATCCGGTATGCGTTCCTCTGGAGCGAAGACACAAAACGTAGGGGATAACGTCAACAAAGGTATTTACTCTCCTGGCAAGCGAACATTTGATGCTGAATATCAAGCCAGCACAGGAACGGCAGCCCGTTTCTATCACTGTTTTCCTCCTTCTTCCCCTGCTGAGCAGGATGTACCCTTTTTCTACACTGCTAAGGCGTCTTCATCGGAAAGAAACCAGGGCATACCCCGTAAAATTGAGGGCGGCTTATTCGAGGAGTACGAGGGGGAAGGAATGGAGGAAGGGATTTCATATAAGGGTAATTACGAAGGGCGCGACATGAGTAATTACCGTAATCATTTAGGTGGGCTTCAAAGCAGTTTACAAGCAAACACACACCCAACCATAAAATCACAATCCCTCATGCGCTATCTTCTATCACTTATTTGCCCGAAAAACGGCATAGTACTTGATTTCTTCGCGGGTAGTGGGAGTGCAGGAGTTGCAGCAATTTCACTAGAAATGCACTGTATCCTGATTGAACAATCAGACACAAAAGAAGAACCGTACGTGTCCATTGCGAGGAGTAGGCTACAGCACGCCCTACACAAACGCTCTAGGAGGCTTGATAATGTTGAGTAACCTCATTTACCAGGGTGACGCGTTACCTGTGCTACAGAGCCTTCCTGATGCGTTTGTACAGTGCTGTATCACCTCTCCCCCGTACTACGGTTTGCGTGACTATCAGGTTGAGGGACAGATCGGTCTAGAACAATCACCATTTGACTATATTGACAAGCTCGTGCAGGTATTCAGGGAAGTACGACGCGTGTTGAGGAATGACGGGATATTCTGGCTGAACATCGGGGATAGTTACGCAAACACAAATTATGAGGGAAATAAAGTGTTTGGTAACGTAGATTTTAATAAAAACCGTCCTAGTCGAGAACAAACAAAGACGCCCAAACACACGATACCGCAAGGACTGAAGCCTAAAGACCTGATGATGATACCTGCCAGGCTAGCTATAGCCCTGCAAGATGACGGGTGGTATTTACGGTCGGATATTATCTGGCATAAGCCCAACGCCATGCCCGAATCAGTAACGGACAGACCAACAAGCGCACATGAGCATGTATTCTTACTAGCGAAGTCAGAACGGTACTATTATGACCAGGAAGCTATGAAAGAACCATCTGTAAGCAACCATGATAGCGGTAATGGTTTTGTTCGACATGCACGTTTATCGTTCCTTAATGCAGATGGTACTGCACGAGGGAATGTAGAACAATGGAAGATAGCGCCATTACGCAACAAACGCAACGTTTGGACTATTGCAATACAACCGTACGCATCCGCTCACTTTGCAACTATGCCTCCAAAGTTAGTAGAGCCTTGCGTACTAGCTGGCTCTGCCCGTGGTGATATCATCTTAGATCCATTTTGTGGGGCTGGTACCGTCCCGCTCGTAGCACTACAGAACAATCGTAGATACCTGGGCATTGAGCTTAATGCAGAATACATTAAGCTCATAGAGAAACGTATTGAAACTATCCAGCCAACGCTATGGAGTGCTTAACCCTATCACATACATTGACAAGTTGAATGTATTTGTGCTATACTGAATATAAGAAAGAGAGGATAAAGAAGGATGACAACATTAAAGGTTTTTTCTTATGGTGGAGGAGTGCAAAGTACAGCCGCTCTTGTTTTAGCGGCACAGGGTAAGATTGACTATCGTACCTTCATCTTTTGTGATGTTGGAGCGGATTCAGAAAATCCCGATACCATTCAATATGTACAAGAAGTTGCACAGCCATACGCACAGAAGCATGGCATCGAACTGATCACTCTACAGAAGAAGCTTCGAGATGGTTCTGTAGATACGATCTATCAACGTCTAACACGCCCTGGGAGCAGGTCTATAGGTATTCCTGTTCGCATGAATGGGAATGGTGCTCCTGGGCGTAGAAGTTGCACCTATGACTTTAAGATTGCGGTGGTAGATAAGTGGTTACGCAACCATGACGCTTAGCGTCATGGTTGCGTCGTCGGACTTGGAATCTCGCTTGATGAAGTGCAACGCGTTAAAGCGAATGTTGACCCCGACACTCTTGCATGGAAAGAGAATGCTTTTCCTCTTATTATGGAGGTTGAAAAGCCCCTCACCAGGCAAGATTGCATCAATATTATTGAGCGTGCAGGCTTACTAGTCCCTCCAAAATCGGCATGTGTTTTCTGTCCGTTTCATTCTCTGAAACGATGGCAAGATATGCGTACAAACGCATCAAAACAGTTCTGGTACTCTGTCGATTTAGAAAAATTCATTAATGAGCGACGTACCACACTGGGTCTTGACCCAGTGTGGTTTAGTTCCAAACTGATCCCGTTGGATCAGGCAACAACGGACTACGAGCAATGTCTTCTTTTTGAAGAGTCAGAAGATATATGTGATAGTGGTTACTGTTTTGTATGAGTAATGTTTTTGCAGGAGCCTGTCATGACCGTACAACAACTCCCAACGATAGATCTATTATCCCTGATTGAACAACGCGCTCCCGTCCGTTTCAAACGTGTTGCCAGTTCACACGGAGGGGAATATGCGGGTAATTGCCCCTGGTGTGGAGGCACCGACAGGTTCCATTGCTGGCCGCATTCCGAACGCCCCCGGTACTGGTGTCGTTCCTGCCAGGCAAAGGGAGATGCCATAGAATTTCTCAAGACGTACTCCCTGATGACGTTTCGAGACGCCTGTGACGAGCTGGGTGTTGATCCGTCAGATATGGGCTATACGGGAACTGCCAGCCCCTTGCGTCTACCTCCTGAGCCTCCTGTACAGTGGATGGAGACGGCAGCACTCTTCATCAGTGCTGCCCAACGATACCTTTTCTCCCCTGGTGGTAAACGCTACCTCGATTACCTGCTAGGGAGAGGGATAACCGTCGAGACCATCAAAAAGAAAAATATCGGATGTGTTCCTCTCTCAAAAGAAGGACGATGGACAGAAAGCCCTTTTGAGAGATGGGGGTTGTCAGAAGAGAATCTGACGCCAGAACAATTTGCAAAAGGTTGCGTTCGTATTCCAGACGGCCTCTTCTTTCCGCATTATGTGAATGGTCAATGCTGGAAGCTATCGATGTACCGTCCGTTTGAGCCTGAAAAAAAGTACCGGCGGGGTTTCATCATTGGCAGCAAAGAATGCTTGCTCAATGAAGACGATTTTACATCGGGTAAACCTGTTGTGATGACAGAGGCGTTTCTAGACGCTATTAGCATTGAGCAGGGGGCTGGAGACATCGTTGTAGCCACAAGTACCGATGGTAGCACGAGCAGCCGCTCACTGCGTTGTCAAGCGCGTCTGGGCTATGCGCCATACGTCTTGTTGGCATTTGACAACGACCCGGCAGGGATGGATGCGTCAAAGTTCTGGGGAGCACATTTAAAAAATGCATTGTTCTATCCGGTCCCTACTGGCAGCAAAGATGCAAACGAATTCTTGATGGCCAATAGCGCGGAACACGTACGCCAATGGATAGCCGAAAAAATAGAGCATGTGCAGGAGATAGAAGTTCCTCCTACTCCTTCTCTGCCAGCCCTACAAGAAGAAGTCAGTGAGTCCTATCCCGTCTGTGCTCTCTGCTCAGGAGAAATCTACGCGTACACCGATGAGGGTACACCATGCTGTGAGCGT